GGTGTAGGTCGGCACGACATCGGGCGCGATGGCGGCAGCGCCGCGCCGCGCGAGAAACCCCTTGTCGGGGTCCATCATCAGCGACACCTGGCGCTCGCGCAGCTTGTTGTAGGCGTCCTCGGCGCGCAGCGTGTCGAACTCCTGGCGCTCTTTTTCCTGCACGTTGTAGACGCGCACGGCGGCGTCTTCTGCTGCGGCGCCGAAGCGCTGCAGGCCGCGACCGATGGCGTCGGACACCTCGGGCGCGCGCGCCTGCGGCACCACGCCAAAGCCGCTGGGCGTCTGGCGCTCCTGGTAGACGGGAATGCGCACAGGCATCTCAGGGCCCTCTGTAGTCTCGGTTGACGACCGGCGCGTTGTTGGTTCCCTGCGGCAGCATGCCGTAGGCCTTGCTCGCACCGCCCAGCAGGCTTGCACCGGCGTTGAGGTAGGCGCCGGTCATGGCGTCCTTCGCTGCGCGCCTGCTGGCCTGGGCCTGCATGCGGTCGAGTTCAGACTGCGCCATCAGGCCGCGCGCCTTCATCTGGCTTTCGTAGCGGATGGTCAGCGCGTCGAGCTCGGCGGCCACAGCGTTCTGCTTGATGACGTCGGCGTTGCTGCCCTCCAGGCCGGCGCCAGACTGCGCGGCAGCGGCGATGGCCGCGCCCTCGAAGGCCCGGAACTGGCGGCGCTGCCCTGCATGGCCGCGACGTCGGCGTTCATGCGCGTAACGGTGGCGTTGTATTCGGCTGCGTTGGCCGCGGCCTGCGCTTGCGCAGACTGCGCCTGGCCCTGCTTGATCGCGCCCAAGGCCTGCACGGCGCTTGATGCGATGACGATGGCTTCCATGTCAGTGCTCCTCGCGCACGAGCGCGTAGAGGTCGCAATCACGACCGTCCGGGGTGTAGGCGCGCATGCGGCCCTCGCGCTGGAAGCCGAGCATCTTCGCCCAGCGGTGGCCCTCCTCGAAGTCGGTCACCACGCCAGTCTCGACGCGCCGAAAGGCGTGAACGTCCAGCGCGCGTTTCACGGCCCGATGCACGCCGAAAAAGTGCGGGCCCGCAGCGCCGCTGATCAGCGCCCAGGCCACCGCGCGGCCAGGCCACTGCGGGATCAACCCAGCGCAGGCGATCACCACGCCGTTGACCACCGCGGCGTAGCAGGGCCCAGCCTGCGCCAGGCTCTGGCCATAGGCGGGGTCGCCCAGCACGGGACGCATGCTCTCCTGCGCCGGCTGCAGCAGCAGCGCCTGCAAGTGCTCGGGGTGGAAGGGCTGGATGTTCATTGGCGGTCGAAGGTCATCACCTGCGGCATGATGGCCACCACCGTCATCGGCAGCGGCTGCGTCTGGCGCACCATGCAGTATCCGTCGAAGTCGTAGCCTCCGGGCCATTCCATGAGCTTGTCGCCGGTGAATAGCGGCGGCGGCGCGTCCATGGGGTCGGAGCCCGAGCGGAACTCGATCGTGTCGAGCGTGCTGGCGTTGGGGCCCGCCTTGGCACCCAGCGTGTTGAGGAAGCGGATCACCGTCTTGTTGATGCGCTTGGTCTTGCCCTGCGCCGTGCCGTCGCCTGCGCCGGCCTCGATGCGGTTGGTCTGCAGCGTCGAGGTGTAGCCCAGGCCGACCTGCACCGTGGAGGCCGGCACCTGCAGCGTGATGGCGCCGCTGGTCACCACCCGGTCAGGGTGCGCCGCGCCGTCAGTCAGCACCTGCACCGTCTGGCCCTCCAGCCAGGTCAGGCCCGAGATGGTGGTGGCCGGCGCGCCAGAGTAGGTGGCGCCGCTGTCGACGTAGTAGCAGGATGCCTGCGTGTCGCCGTCGCGGTATTCGCGCTCCAGGTATTCGACGTAGCGCTTGGTCGTGCCGTTGATCGTGCGCTTGACGATCACCCACAGCTCGTCGCGGTCGCGGTCGGGCGCCGAGATGGTGCAGACAGACTCGACCTCTGCATCGCCGGATGTGTAGGTCACAACATCGGCTGCACGGGTCACGGCGGCGTTGGTGGTGGGGATGTAACTGGTGGGGAAGGCTCCGACTTCGAGTTGAGCGCCCCAGACAAGCGTTTGGCTTGCCGTGGTTTGAGCTCCAACATTGCCAGGATATACAAGTGCCGTAATGTTGCTCGGCGCGGTAAGCGTTGCATAGATAGCGCACCTATACCAACCGTTGCCAACCGCTTGAATCGTTGGCGAGGCAGCAGACACTCCCGTTCCGCTAACAGATGCCGCACTCGCCGTGCCAGCGCCAGATAAAGTAAAGTCTGCTCTTACGGTGTTTGCAACTCCTGCATCACCAGAAAGAAGTATTCTGCAAAGTGTGTCCGTAGAGTTTGCTTTACAAAAAACGCTGTAGGCGTAAGTACCCGCTGTCGTGCTTGCGGTTCTGTAAAACATCGCGTTGAATGATGTGGCGGCGTTAATAGCCAGCAGTGCAGCAGTAGTTGTTCCGTCTGGCGCAACTGCGGCGTTTACCGTTGTGTCAAGCGTGGCAAACGTTTCATACCACGCATTGTTCCCAGCCACAGTGCCGATGCTTGAAAAGTTCGACGGGTAGATGCTGTTGGCGCTGGATGGCTCAACCAACAGGCCCAGGGAATCGAGCGTCACAGGGTTGTAGCCGTAACGCGGCTCATCCACTGCGGCCGTCCGCAAAACTCCAGAGGCATCGAAATAGGTCGCCGTGCTGGCGCGCGCAAAAGTGTCGATGATGTCTTCACGCGAGCCGCCCAGGATGTGCCGGTGCCAGCCGACCGTGTCCTGCTCCTTGTTGTAGGTGAACCCGAGGAGCTGGCCGTCGCCGCGCACCGCCCACACCGCGAGGTAGGGCTCCTTGTGCCAGGTCGCCTGCTGGATGCCGCCAACCGTGACATGCTCGGCCAGCACGGTCAGATCCTGCGACTGGAAGCCGTTGCTCTGGATGGCGAATGTCAGCTCCTTGAGCTTGCGCCCGGACTTCTGCACCGCCAGCACGGAGTTGCCCACCCGCAGCGGCGTCACCGCGCGAGAGCCCTCGTTCGTTTCCTGCTCGATCTTGATGTTGCCAGGGGCGAATGGTTCGCTGGTGCTGTTCTCCGAGCAGGAAAACTCTGTGCCGGCAGTGCCGATAAGGAGCTGCTGCGCGGGCGCCAGCCACTGCACCTGGTTGACCTGGTCGGAGGAGATCGTCGCCTGGATCGCGCGGTCGGCCACGATCTGGCCCGAGTCGTCCTTGGCCGCGAAGTTCTCGAAGTCGGCCGCCACCGAGAAGTAGAGGGTCTGATCCTTGGCCAGCGTCAGGCGCTCGCGGAAGAAGGTCACCCGGTTGGGGTAGCCCTCGGCGCCACTGAACGAGCCCAGCGCCCAGCGGAAGGTGGCATTGCCAGATCCCACCACGCCGGCCGGCAGCGGGTTGTCGCCCATCACCGTGGCCGTCACCACCGTGCCAGAAGTGAATCCGGTGATCTTGGCGTAGCCGTAGCCCGAGTCGACGAACTGCCAGGTCAGGCCCTCCAGCTCGATGTTGGTGCCGACCTTGCCGCCGCCGCCGCCATCGGCCGCCGATCCGTAGGTGTGAATCGGCTTGTCCGGGCCCGTGCGCCAGGCCTTGCCGGCTGTCGGCGTGCCGCTGGTCGTGCAGTTGTAGGTCTTGCCGTCGCTGCGCCGCTTGGTGTTCACCGGGTTGAGGACGAACTCCTCGCCGGCCGTCCAGGGCTTGATCGTCGACAGGTCGGCAGGCTCCAGGTAGACGTAGCTGCCCACCATCGCCGCCGTGAAGATCGCCGAACTGGCGGTCAGCGTCACCGAGCCGGTCGTGGCGCTCGCGTAGACCGTCTTGGCCCGGTCAGCGTTCTGCGTCTTGAACGGGCCGTTCAGCAGCTCGACGGCGCCCAGCGTCCACTTGGTGGCCGAGAAGCGGGAGAGCTTCTGCAGCGGGTAGCTCGGGTGCGCGATGTAGAGGACGTCGCCGGTCTGCGCGAGAGACAGGCGGAAGGTGCCGTCGTTGGCGTCGGTCAAGTCAGCCGTCGTCCAGGGCGTCGGGATCTCGTAGACCGTGCCGGTCAGCGGATACCAGTAGGTGGCGTTGGGCGGCGCGTTGCCGGTGGTCGCGGCGATGCAGTAGTAGTTCACCCCGCCAGAGGACGCGAGGTCGCCCACCGCATAGGCCGTGGCGCCGTTGTAGGCCGTCACCGTGCCCGTCTGCAGTTGCCCGTGGTTCGTGTAGAAGCGCAGGTACTGGTTGCCGAACTCCAGGATGTAGGCCTGGGCGGTGGAGAACTCGAAGCGCGCCAGCCAGGTGCGGTTGGCGCTGGTCTTCACCTCGGCCACGAAGCGCGTGCCGCCGCGGCGCACCGCAGGGCCCTGCACGGTGGGGATGAAGTTCTCCAGGACGCGGCAGCCGTTGCTGTACTTGGCGATGTCGACGCGCCCGTCGAGCAGCGGCGAGAGCTCCCCGGCGTTGAACGTGGACCGAATCGGCGATGCCTTGGGCATCAGAGCCTCCCGAAGATCCAGGTCGTGTCGGCCTGCAGCACCGGCTGGCGCTCGATCGATCCCGCTTTGACCGCAAGGTTCACGGCCTGCTTGTATTCGTCCCAGGCCTGCTGGCGCTTGGGCGTGGACTGCGTCAGATCCTCGGCGATCTCGGCCGCGATGCGGCAGGCCAGCGCCTCGCGGAACAGCGCGTCCCAGGCGTTGGGGTCGGTGATCTGGGCGACGTAGCGCAGCTTCAGCGGCGCGCCGATGCTGGTCAGGATGACGTTGCCTTCGAGGACGTAGTCGAGGAACTCGGCATTGACGTAGCCGTCAAGGTTTACATCGGGAAACCGATCGTCGACCATGTCCAGCTTGAGGAAGTCGGCCGGCACCTGGTACTGAAAGTTGTAGCCAAAGGTCGGCGCCGCCACGAGCGCGGCCAGCTCCACCCGCTTAAGGCTGAACTGCCAGCGGTGCGCGCGCAACTCGGCGTCACGCAGGTCGTCGAAGCAGGACGAGACGGCCCGAGCCTGCTTGTTGTCGTCGGCCAGCGAGGTGATGCGCGCTGCGCCGAGCTTGGTCAGCGCGCGGTTGGCGACCTGGATGACGGAGGCCATGGGCCGGCCTCCGTCAGTTCACAACGAAGAAGTCGAAGACGGTCGTGGCCGTCGCGGCCGCGTTGCCGGTGACGGTGAACGAGCCGGCAGCCGGCGTGACACGCACGCTGGTCAGCGTTGCATCGCCGCCGGCCAGGCTGACGAAGACCTTGCTGGCCGCCGTCACCTTGCTGTTGGTGATCACGACCGTCGAGCCCGCCGCCGCGAAGGCCGCGCGCCCTGACAGGTTGTTGTTGGTCGCGTTGCCGGGCGTTCCACTGCTGTCGGTTGACACTACGGTGAAAGTGTCCAGTCGCGTCAGCGTCGTCAGGCCGGTTGTCGTGGCGCCGAGCGTGACGTTGGCGGTCGTTGCTGTCAGCGTTTTCGCGCCAGTGCCGCTGCATGAGAATGTGCCGTTGCTTTGGGAGTAACTCCCGAATACGCTCAGAGCTCCACCGACAGTGAAGTTGTCGACCTGGCCGTTGCTCTGAAAGAACGTATACGTTAGCGCTCCAGCCGACCCCGCATCGTTGACGATGAAGATGTCTCCCGCCACGCCAAAGGGGCCAAAAGTCTGGTCGATCGCCAGAGGGCCAAAGCTGCGGCTGCTGTTGCTTGGCGGCGGCGCCTCTGGGTTAGTCGGCACGAACCAGATGCGGCCACTTTGGTTGTGGCTGGTCTGGATGCGGATGCGCTGATTTTCAGGAAGGCCTTGCGTGTATTGCGCGCCAGGATTGAGCGTTGGCATGTGTGTGCTCCTTCAGATCAGCCGCAGCCGACAAGGAAGGCCGAGAGGCCAGACGGCGTGCCGCCAGACACGGCAAAGCGCACCTGCCCGGCTGGCAGCGAGATGCCGCTCTGGTTGGCCGGCAGCGCCGTGAAACGCACCAGCGAGCCCGTGAACACCTGAACGGTGGTCCAGGTGTTGCTGGGCGACAGCATTTCGAGCTGCACGGTCGCGCCCCCGATGGTGCCGTTGGCGAAAAACATGTACTCGCCGCCGCGGATGTTGACGCCGCTGCCAGTGGCGGCGCCGTTACTCAGCAGCGTGTAGGAACTATCGTCCCCGCGACGGATCGGCATGGTCGGCCTCCGTTACCAGGGCTTGCCCTGTCGGATGATGAAGTTCTCCAACTGCCGCAGGCAGGTGATCAGATCCTGCAGGCTGGGCACGTTGGCGTTGGTGTTGATGACAACCTCGACGTCGCGCGAGGTCGTCGTGGCGCCTTGTGCGGGCGGCGTGTACTCGTTCTGTCCGGTGTTCAGGCCGAAGTAGTAAGGCATCGTCTTGCTCCTCTGAGAGTAGAGAAAGGGGCCAGGTCACCCCGGCCCCTGATGCGTCAGGTCGCGTCCGAGAAGAACAGGTCGATGACCAGCGTGCCGGAGGCCGGCAAGCTCGCAGCGCCGATCGTCACAAAGACGCTCTCTTCTGCCGTCAGCGCCGGATCGACAGCGCCGATCTGGGCGGCCGGCCCGAACATCGTCGGCGTGTCCACCGCGGTGAACACCGCACCCGCGCGGTACTTGCCGGTCGTGCCGGTGATACCGACGGCCACGGTGGACGAGCCCAGCGACACCGTCGAGGTGATCACCCCGAAAGCGAACGTGGCGCCAGCCGGCAGGTTGCCGACGACCAGCGTGTCCGAGGTGGTCTGCGTGCCCAGAGTGAACGTGGCGCGCAGCCGGCGCAGGTTGGATTGGTAGGCGCTGGCGCGCGACCTGTAGCCGACAGGGGCTGCC